ATAATGCAAGACAAGTGAAGCTTGCAACGTGCAAAGGAGGGTTGCTTGCTCATAGGTCAAAGTATGAGTGAACAAACGTCCAGAGGATGAGGAACGACCCGAAAAGAGTCATCCCGTGAAGGAATGTGTCGGTGATTTGCATATGGTGTTTTAGGTGTTGCGGGATTGTCTCCCCTGCTCCCCGCGACAATCGCCACGGGGAGACGGGGAAGCAATCAAACAAGCTCCCAGCCGAACTTGCGAGCGATCTTTTCCGCTGATGCAAGGTGCGCTTCTGGCGTCCTACGCTCGCTCAAGTGATAGAGAATCTCGTCGGTGATAGCGTCACGGATAGCGGCGAATCCGCAAACGTGAGCGAAATAGACTTTGCGTTCTCCCAAGGCGGAATCCCCGCCATTGTAGCGGGGCGAACCCGCCCACATTCCGCGCTTGATCGTTTCACGCACGGCGGAATTCCCCGTGCCCGTTGTTGTTGCATTGTGGTTTTCCATACGGGGGACAAGCTAAAGCGGGGGCGGAGGCTTGGCAAGGAATATTTTCAATTGTTTTTAATTTAAGTCGAACGCTCGTTTTAATCGGGGGGGATTGCATACGCTGCGAGAATGGGGGAAAGCCAATGCATGAATTACAAAGCATGACAAAATTGTCAGGTATTGCTCACGGGGCGGGGACAAGGGGACAAGCTACGCTCGCCACCCATGGCAAGGCGAACGGGGAAAGCTTGTTTGCTCCCCCTGTAGAGGTTGGCGAATGGGGAATAGATTAGGTTTCGGGATTCCCCCCTAGCATTCCCCGTTGTCCCCCTTGGATGGGGGCGGATTGCATTGCTTGCCATTGCCCCGCTTCTCTGTGGGGTTGGCAATACCAAGACAGCGGACGCCTAATCAAAACGCCACCACGGGGCGTATAAGCCGCGAATCAGCTATCATGTCATGGGCATGGACAGAGGGGACGGAGTAGGGGCGGGGCGGGGCGCGAGGCCAGCGGGACGGGGACAGCCAGACAGCGCAACCCCGCCGCAACCAGCGAATCAGCTATCAGCGCACAGACCCCACCACACGGGTGTTGACCCCACCCTTCGCTTGGCGCGGGCCAGCAACCCATAAAAATACCCCCTGTCGAAAAATATATGACAAAATGTTTTTAGAAAAACAAATGGCCTTGATTTTTTTCTTGGCCATGTTAAGCTCTGTTTATGAAAAACAAACAATGTAAATGCGGGGCCACAAATCCAGAGGAGTTTTACTCGTATCACAATTACATATGCAAAAGGTGCCACGTTCAGAAACAAATCAAAAAGTATCACTCATTAAGCCCAGAAGAGAAAAGGCTTAAAAAGGCAAAACAAAACGAATGGGTCAAGAATAACTACCTTCATTACAGAGTAACAGGCTCAAGGGCCAGAGCAAAGGAGTGTGGTATTCCGTTTAACATTACAGTAGATGACGTTCAGGAGGTGTGGGAAAAACAAGGCGGAAAGTGTTATTACACAGATCAACCAATGATTCTTGGCCCAAGTCCAAGAAGGTGGCAATGCGTGTCAATAGACAGAGTTGACTCTAATAGAGGATATGAGAAGGACAACATTGTCCTGTGTCGAGGGATTGTTAATCTTGTTAAGAACGAGCTTTCAGTAAGTGAGCTTTTAGAGATTGTGGATCAGATAAAAACCACAATGTCCTCCAAAAAGTAAACCAGAGAGCGCGCTATCAGCTTTGTGTGCTAGAGATGTCCTCTTCGGTATACACCAATGGGGGTTTATGTATAGCGGGGTTTACATAAGGCTACCACCCCCGTCTCTTCTCTTTCTGACTACCCCCTACCCCCTAGTTCAAGGGACGTTACCCCCTCTTGAATATTTTTAGCTCTCTATGTTTCGGGCTTGGAGGGGGCGTAATTGCCCCACAATCCCCCGTGGAACGCTTTTGCTGCCTTTGTGCCCCTTGACTGCCAAATGGCATAGAAAGTACCATATAGGTCAAATTTGGCTTGGACTATTGTCCCCACTCTACTCCGATGATATGTCTACGCCGTAACCATATCTGGGGGGACATGTATAGATTTCGGGGTTTTATCGACATATCTACTCATCCTGTAAGAATACGGGGGTTTGGTCTCCGACGAAGGCTCCCGCGATGTTGTAGTCGAAGTATTCGATGGCTTCTTCTCTGTCCATCCTGTGATCCCGCATGAGGATCTTGATCACCTTCTTGTAGGAGTAGATGGCTATGGGGTGGGTGAATTGCCTGCCTATCCCCATAAAGGCACTTTCTAATCCGTCTGCTAGGAGGATTGTTTCATCTTCTCCCATGTGGGATTTGATACAATGGTCTATTAATTCGTTGCCTGTGGGTTTCATGTGGTTTCGGGATTTGAGGGGATCTTGGCTATAGGTACCCCTGCTTTGAGCATAAAGGGCCTCTGGTGGGCTTTTCTTGAGCTTGCCTTGCGGCGGTAGCCGATCAGGAAGATCGTGTCCCCACGGGCCTCGTAGATGGGGACGAGGTGGCCCTTACTTAGCAGTTTTTGTAGCTTGGGCATGTTATTGCGGGGCTTGGGGGTTGTCTTGGCCGCGTTGCGGTCTTGCTTGATTCCTATTTGTTTTGCTCTCATGGTTGTTCCATTTGATACTATCAAAGTTGTCCCGATACTTCGGGCCATTCACTTTTCGGGGTTGGTCCCCCTTGCCGTTGGGTCTGCTGTCTTTACCTGCCATAAACTTGTCTTATTTCTTTACCAATACTTGACTGGCGATGGACAGCAAGTCCACTGTTGGTAAGATGGTAAGGAGATCTTGTCGGCCTTCACGTTGGTAGAGTCTGTAGGGTTCGGGCTTCTCGCATGGATCACTTCCGATAAGTATGCCTTCGACAAACTGGACAAGATCCTCGCGATCTACCAGTAGCCACCACTGACGGGTCTCAAAGGCGATGACATCAGCTTCTCCGTAGAGCCATCCGTTCTTTCCATTGACGTTGCGGAGTTCTATCCAATGGAGTCGATCAGTAGGCTTATCGTCACTACGCCGATACTTCTTCATGCCCTTAACATCGTATTTGAGGGCCATAACGTCCATCACATCCCAATGCTCATGCATGTCTTGTTCTCTGGTGGCAAAGACAGCCCCACTAAGGATGGAGGCAAACTTGGCCTCTACGCTCTTACCCTGCTCTACATATTCGTCCCACATACCCATTTAGACCCCGCTTATCGTGGAACGTTCAAAAAAAAGGACGGGGGATTGCTCCCCCGCCCTAGCTTCTTAAAGAACCGCAAGATTTTTGACCCAGCGGAACAATCCGCGAAAGCTGAAAGACAGCTTCCGCAAATCCTGCCGTTGTGCAAAGCCAATTGATCCATACGGTCCATAGACAATACCAAGGTGGTTGGTATACTCCATTGTAATCTCACCTCCTTTCAAAGATCGGGGGGGGAGACTAGCAAAGTTTATTCCAAAGATCGATTGAGAGTTTTGTTAATTTTTCGTAACCGAAGGCAACAGAAGGTTAGGGCAAAAGCCATATTGGCCAAGACCCCGTAGCCCACTAGGTTTAGAAATGTTTCGACAATAGTCATTTAAGCAGTTGTTCGGCGTTGACCGCCAGCCAGCGGATGGCCCTTAGATCGTTACCACAGTCCTTGGCCCAGACGGTGTTGTCGCTGATAACCCCGTATTCTTGCAATAGATTCATCACCCTGACTTCATTGGCTCCGCGATTGGCGATCCAGTTCTCAAGTTTGTTTTTCATTTCGGGTTGATGATGTCCTTGAACAGCTTTAGTACAACAATAAGGATGGCGATGTAAAAGACGTAGCTAATGGCGTAGTCAACCATTGATAACTCTCCATGCGCCATAGAAGGCCAAAAGCCAAAATGTGAAGCTGGCAAACATGGCCAGTGTAAGTATTGCGGATTTCATTGTCTTGCGATCATTAGAAAGCCCACATTCGCGAGCGCGTAGCCTCCAAAGGCAATAGCCATGGGGAGATTCCCCTTGATGTAGAAATCAACTGAGGTTGCAACGTAGCAAACCGTGCAGATGGCTATGCCAATGAAGCCCATTGCGACTTACCAGTCAGGATCGTCGTTAGTGTCGGTTTTTTTGTTCTTCGGAACGTAGGGAGGGCCAAACTTGAGGCTCAAGTATTGGTCGCCCTTTTGGCTCTTCTGTTTCCAGATGGCCACTTCGTAGTCTTTTCCGTCAACAGTTACGGGGCCGCTGCACCAAGGTGCTTTGGGATTGTCGGAGTTACGCATAAACGCCGCTCCGCTGTTGTCTTTTTTCTCTTTGCTCATTTACTTTTCGCTTTCTTTTTAGTTGGTTTTGAAGGCTGCTTTTTAGGTTTACTTCCCCCAGCCTTCTTGGGAGGAGTAAAAGTCGAGATAGTGGCTTCAGGATGTTCGCACCCAATAAAGAGCCATGTAAAGTAGGCCGCGTCTTCGGAGAGAAAAAGCGGGGTACAATCGGCTCCGTTAAAGTAAGTAAAGCAGTAGGTGCGGGATTCGGGGTCCTTGAAAAACGCTACCTGACCCAAGGCTCCCACTTGTGCTTGGTAGATGGGATAGGTTTCGCTACTCATTGCTTGCTTCGGGCTTTTTGTTGTCCACTTCCTCACGCAGGGTTTTGCTCACTTCTTCCATGCCTTCCAAGGTAAGGAGGACATCAATGGACTTATCATCCTTGTCTCCCTTGATCATCACCACATTGTCGGTGCCGCCATTGAGGAGGGTATAGTTGTTGGCAAGATATGCGTTGTTAACCCGCTCGGTCAGTTCATTGTTGACCATTTGGGTGGTTGTTTCGTTCGTTTGTTCGCTCATAAAATTAGTTAGTGGGCGTTGTCGGTAAATCTCACCAGCGTTTTCCCATCAAGGTACATATGGTCGAGGTGGACGGGGTCTTTGTCAACCCTCCACAGAAACATAGCTGTCCCCCTCCCACAACGTTCGGTGGTGATATAGCCTTCGTGGTCGCGTTCAAAGTCTGACCATTCGCGCCAGCCACTAACCCACTCAAAGACTCTGGTAAGTCCATTGCTCATATTACTATCAGACACATAATAGGCAGGAATGTTCATTGTCAAGAATAAATTACTCTAACTCCCGCCTCATCAAACATTTGCAACGCGGCCTTGAAGGACTCGCTCCAACGTTCGTGGGCTAGGTGGTCGTTGAATGGGCAATACACATCCTTGATGCCAGACTGGATGATGGCGGAAGCACAGGCAGAACAGGGCTGAAATGGCCAAACAAAAAGGGAATAGCCGACTAGCGACTCCTTGGCCGAAAGGATGGCGTTGAGTTCGGCGTGGATGGTACGAAGCAGCTTGGTATCGCGATTTGCGATAGCTTCTCGCGAGTCCTCCACCCCTCTGGGGAACCCATTGAACCCCACACTACAGATGGTGCGGTCTGGACGGACAATAACAGAGCCAACTTGGGTGGTAACGTCCTTGCTCCAGCTTGCAATTTCTTTGGCTAGGTGGACAAACCTAGCTTGCCATTTACCACTAATTATTGGGGTTTCCATCAATTTGAAGTCCTTCTGCCTGCATTTTCTTGATCGTTGAGGCAATCAGGGTGGATTTTAACTTCCGTTCGTAAATTTCTTTTGATCTCCACATCTTTACTTCGGAGACAAGAAGATCGATGGTAATTGAAGGGGACTCGTTGTCGAAGGTGGCGTAGCCCTCAATGACCTCTTTGATTGAGGCCAGTTCGGCGCAAGAGGGACATGGGATGTAGTCTCCCTTTCCATTGAGTTCGTCCATGAGGTTAATCATAGTAGAGATCGGTAAGTTGGCTGGGAGGATTTAAAGCAGCGGATAGAGTAATCAGCCTGTCTGGCATCCCGCTCCAGATTTTCTGGGTCTCGTAGCTTTTCTTGCACCACTTGCGGTTGTTGAGTGTCCAGTGGTAGCCCAAGATGTAGGCATTGGCTCTTTGGGCGTATTCTTTAAGGTCTATGGGAAGTTTGTTGCGCTTGATCTTGGTAATGGAGCGGCGTTCGCAGTCCCACTCTAGTTCCGTCACAAGAAGTAGCGACTTTTTGATATTGTGGACATTCTTCCCCGCCAGCCATTCGTCCAGCTTGCCGACAGCGTCTTCTCTAGGACCATACCACTTGGGCTTTTGGATCTGTTGGTCAATGTGGCAGGTCTCATGGACAAACACATCGATCCACGTTGAGAGGGGTCGCTTGGTGGCGACGCGGACTTCTTTGTCATCTGCCCACCCCACGGAAGTAGCCTTACCCGTGATTAGGTGTTTCTGGGGAGCAAAGGTAAACTTGTAGTTGCGATACTTCAGTATCGACTTGCCCAGAAAGGCGATGACGTTGGGGTCATTCTTCATCTTCTTCTTTGACCTCCAAGTCCTCCACTTGTTCAAACAATTGTCTAATCGGGTTATCCTCAAATCCTTCTTCCTGCTCTGGGAATGGCATCAGGGCTCCTGTATCGTCAAAGCGAATGGTCAGATCTTTGTCGAAGCTGAATTGGTTCATGGCGGAACAACTCTATCAACGTCTCCTCTTGCCCGCGAGTTTTTTCCTGCCGAGTTTCAATTGTGACATCGCCTTCACGGTCATCTGGAATCGCTCCAGCATAGCGGAGGCAGTCAATGTGGTATTTGAAAATGAGATTGTCGGGGTCAATAAGTCGTTTTCTTCTTGCCGTAAGGCGGATATGAATGCGGCCTGTATTTTCTTTTTTGCACTCGCCCTTTGCCAGTGGTTCATTGCGAACAGGGCGTTCAGGCTTGGGGTTACGGATGGAACCCTTATTGTTAAGAATGGTCTTTTTTCTAACGTCAATTCTTTCATAGACCCCCTTTCTTACCTCCACATAGCCCGCTGGAATGGTTGTTCCCATATGGTCATTGTGTTATAAATTCTGCGTCAGATTTATAACTCATGGTTCGGGATTTGAGGACGGGCTAAAGAGCAGGATGGCAGCAAGCGCAAACCACCATGGGCTCCAGTCTTGCCAGCCCACCAGATAGGCGGTGCCGCCGAAAACAAAAATGTTCCAGATAAGACAGAAGATTACGTTCATACAATCTCCTGCAATTGGGCGACAAAGTCCTTGGCATTGATTCGGCATTTGGACAGGTCTTCCATGTGAGAGTTGATAAATAGGAGGGCATCGCGGTTTTGACGGGTATCTTCCAGATGGTGGTAGTAGTAGTCAAGGACGGCGTTGCCACCCCCCCCGAAGTCGAAGTAGCGGGATGGGTCGCCTCCTGCCTGTTCCAGTAGTCCCTTGGCTTCCAGCATGACGCGGACAGTCATTATGCTGACTGGCTGGTTCTTCTCATGGAGATCCTTAATGATGCCAAAGACGATCTTGTTAGCTGGGGTGAAGAAGTGGGCCTCTGTTAGTGGGATGGACAGATCGGCTTGATCCAACAGACAGGCCAGTGCTGCTTGTTCTGCTGTGGTATTTTGTGGAACCACCTGTTCAATCCTTGGAGGCGGGGTTTCTTTGATGCGGCGTGGACTGGTCATTTTGAAAGAAAAAGTGGGTTAAATTTCTTTCAACTTCTTATCCGCCCAAGCCTTGATGGCCCAGATAAAGTCTTCGGCTGGCTCTTGGATCATGGAGTCTTTGTATTCTTGGATGGTTGTGGAGATCTCCTCCAAGGCTTGCTTGTAGTGGTCGCGTTCGGTTATGAGTCGGGCCTCGCGCTCGCTGCCCCTACCCAGCAGGCGGGCTTGTTCTTCG